TACGGTGTTCAGTAAAAACTGGAGGAACTATGAAAAATGTAAAACTAACGCCCGAGCAAATCTCGATCATACTCGGGCTTCTGATTAACCGCGTTACGTACCTCAAGGGTAAGAACCCACAGAGTGTTACAGCTGCCATGCTTCAGAAGGCTATCGGCGAATTAGCCGGTGCGCTGAATGAAGACGAGAAGGCAGAGGGTTTAGACCCCAAATAGGTCATTTGGTGTCAGTCCGACCAGTTACATCAAGTAGGCAACTGGTCGGTGGCTCCTGCCGCCCTTCGGTTGGCAAGTCCCCGGAGAGTACTCCGGGGACTTCTTTATGACCGTGAAGTTCGAGGAATTTACGGAATTCCTCTAACACCCCAGGGGGGTATTCACTCGGTTTGTAGATGTACTCTGCGTAATCGTGTTTTTTACTCATCGCTTTTTGGTTTCTTGGTTGTTGGTTTTGTTTTTTCTGCGATTGCGGTTGAGAGGGCATCAATAGTGCCCTGATTTAACGCGGTGCCTTCGTCTTTGGGCACGCGTTTGGTTGCGAGTCCGAGGGTTACCATCTCCTCGGCGTTCGCGGGGTTTGTAGCGAATTCTAGGAAGGCTTCTGGGTCATTGTTGAAGCGTGCGCGAATTTTTGCAGAGAGAGCTTGGAATTGTTCTCCAGCGTGGCGCACAAGTTCGAGAGAATCTCGATATTCGATTGGCTCCGAGAAATCGCCGTATTGTGGGTTGGTTTTGATCATGTCTGGGAGGATTCCCGTTTTTTCGAATTTTTTCATGATCTGGTTGATGTCGCATTCATCCTTCATGCTTTGTTTTGTCCGGCCGAGTTTGCGATCAAACTCTAAGCCGATGCCTTCAGAGGCTTGGTAGTTAGTGCGGAACGCATTTGGTGAACGTTGTTCACGATTTTTTGGTTGATTCATTTTGTTGGTTTTCCGTTGTGTTTGTTTTTCCAGAAATCGCGCTCGTATTTGAGGCGTTTCATTTCTTCGATTTCATCGCCGGTACCGGACGATGATTTGCCTCTGAGGCCCCTATATTTTGAAGCTCCGCCGAGGGCGGAGCCAATTACTCCCATGGCATCCTGGGCTCTTTGAATCCAGGGGTCCACGGGAATGAATTTTGTTTCAGCGTCAGCTTTCTTAGCTTCGTTTTCAGCTTCCTTGATGCGAGCAGGTAGTGCCGCTTGCGCTTCTTGGGCTTTTACTTTGGCTGCTTTGGCTGATGCTGTTGCGATCTCAGTTTGTTTTTCTGTGAGGTTTTTGTTGGCTTTGTCGAGATCGACAGCTGTTTCTGTTTTTTCGATGTCCTTTTTTGCCTGCTTATATCCGAGAGCAGAGCTCATCGATCTTCCGATATTCTCTCCGATACCGGAGAGCTCGTTTTGAATCGGTGAGGGGTTGCTCGCAGATGCCGAAGCTCCTCCTGGCGTGCTCGCGCCGCCTTGAGAGAATGCAAGCATCGGATTTAATCCGGCATCTTTCATGTCTCTCATGGAGCGTTGATAGGCAGTGTTGGACATGCCTTGTGCCCAATCACGAGCCATCGCGGCTTCCCGCGAATTAAAGGCTCGTGTGTCTTCGGCGATTTTTAAGTTTGTGGCGTTACTACTGGCGGTACCGATGGCGCCAATCCCTGCGCCAATCGGTCCGCTAGCAGCTGCCGCTATTTGTTCCCAGCTCATACAGCTCCTTAGAAATGGTCAATGAGTCCCGGTACTGAGTATGTGGGCATCGGTCGCGCACAGACCAGCTCTATGTGGCTGTCGAGTAAGAATTGCGGCTCACTCGGGGTTGCAATAACACGGTCTATCGGCGGGTTATCCCTAATAAAGCTTTCGCCAAGGACCGGTAAAGTTGAGAACTCTTGAGCAAGATGCCAGATGTCCAGTGAGCCAGTTGCCGTGCTACGGAATAGGCCAGTGATTTGCGACGGTTTGTAGCGGTATTCCGCGTATCTTTCTTGGTAACCGAATACTCCGTCATCATCATCTCCTCCGGCTGTGCCTTGGCAGTAGATTTCCTTGTTTAGGACAGCTTGTTCTCCGATGTGGGAAAGTGCTGGCCAGTAGTAGTCCCAGCGTGTGTTCCGTGTCCACATTCGGTTGAGACCCTGCTGGTAATTAAGGTCAGCTCGTACCGATAGTAGGCCAATGAGAAGGCAATGCTCCGTGAACGATTTGCTAAAACCGTGCCCTGTAGCTGAGAACGTTCCCATCGCCGCCAAGTTACCTTGGGGAGTGGTTGCATCGGTCGAGCTGGTTTGAGCGATAGGGTGAATATTAACCGCGGTAGACCCGCCACCGAGATATTCAGGTCGTTGTAAACGTGCATCTGGACTTACTACTCCGAAGTGCGAGCGGATGATTTCTGTGTAACGGGTGCCGCCGCGGGCGTCTCTTTCGTAGAGTTTTTGGAGTTGAAACGCTTGTCTGAGGGCGTTGATGGTTGCTGAGGTGGCGGTGGACAGATCGGCAATAAGTCCGCCATTGGGGTCGAGGGATCTTCGGTTTGGTCCGGAGTCAATTGTCGACAGATACCCAAGGGTACCGGAGATTGTTGAGGTCCCCAAATCATTGGGAGACGAGAGAGTATTGCTACTATGGTCATAGACAGACCAACCACTAGCATTACTGACGCGCTGAATGGGTGCTGAAGTGCCCAATGGGAGAGGGACGCTAGGGCCTTTTTGAGGCCAGGGAAGACAGCTTGTGAAGTAGTCATGGCGTTTTCCTCTGGGGAGAAGGGTGTAGTCGGTGACTGTGTCTGGTCCGTCGTCTCTATCGACGACAACAGAGTCTTGTAAGTTTTGGTCTCGGAACCATTCGTTCCAAATTAAGTTATAGGCGCGGTGCCAAAGGCTGGAATGGCTGTATCCAGCTACCTCTGTAGGTAATCCGAAGTAATCGGACAACTGGCCAATTTGATAACCCCCTCCCGGGGCGACCATTTGGGGTACCAAATAGTCGGTGGAATCGTCAGGATCGATTTGTTCTCCATTAAATTTTTGCCAGTTGTCCCATACCAGCCGGTTGGGTACCGCGAAGAAAAATGTTTCGCAGCGGAGATTGTCCATGAACGGCACAATCGGGGTGGCAAGACGCGCAAAGAGTGTAGCGCGTAGAGAGAACGTGTCTCCGGGTAAAGCCTCGTCGACGAAGAAGGGTACTAGGTAACCACCGTCGAAGGTTGTTTTAAAGCCGCTCGTTCTGTTGAACTTTGAGCGCGGTATTTGCGCCTGCGGTACCTGTGAGAAACTGTGAGTCATTACGGATTTCATGTTTTCCTTTTTGTGTCTTAAAAATTTTTATACGACTGTCGACGGTTTCCCGTCGACAGCGTGACCATTTTTAACGCTTTTTAGTGTACTCCATTGCTTCGGCTAATAGTACAGGTTGCTCTGTGTTTTTGAATGTTCCGGATTCTTCGTCATAATCGCCTAGCTCAAATAGACGATAGTCTTCCGGGTGTTTGTTAAGGCTGCTTTTCTCGTCGTTAACGAGGTCAGCGAAGCCACGAATCGCTTGAAGATTCGTCTGCATGTAGAAGGGTTGTTGGAAGAGTTGGACTTTGATGTCATAGATTGCGTAGACTTTTAACTTCATTTCTGTTCAAACTTTCTTTTCAATTGTTCTAGTTTTAAGTACTGAATTTCTTCTTTAATCACTAATCGTTCATATGTGTTGTCGTCGCTGTGTTCCTCAGCGGCGACTTTCCTTTCTGCTTTGAGTTTACGAAATTCTTTTGGGTCTGAGGTTTCGAGCATCGTTGCGTAAGCTCGAGGAATTTTCATTTTCTTCCCTCTCACGACGACAAAGTCGGAGGGGAAGCAATCTGATTTATATTTTTCGTACCATGGGATTCCAATGCCCGGGCGACGGGACATGGTTACATACTCTGGTAAGTGTTCGGCCAGGACTTCTCCCGTCTCTTGGTCGATGTGGTTGTAGTGGAGTTCTGCGCGTGGGCCGGTGATTTTCTTCGTAATATATCTGGCCACATAAGCGGCAGACTCGAAGGTGACGTTTCCGATCGTCGAGTGTCCTTTTTGCCATAGTGAATCCAGGGTTTTGGATGTGAATAGCGTGTCACCTTGTGGTGTTTTTTTGTGCTCTTCTTTGTCGGAGAAATCTAGTCCGAATAGGCATGCGTGGTAGTGAGGGCGTTCGCCATTTTCTCCGTATTCTCCGCAGTGAAAATATCTGATTTTTCTTCCTGCGAAGTGTTTGCGGGTTCGCTTCATAAAGTCTTGAAAATCTTTTTTATTGAGACTTCCGAAGCGAGGTAAGTTTTCGGGTGCGTATGTGAGTGTGACGTACGAGTTCTCTTGATGCATTTGAGACTCGTGCATACAGCGGATTGCCCATTGACGTGAACGTTCGAGTCGGCATCCGATGCATTGGCCACACGGAACCTCAATTTCGAGGTCCGAGTAGGCTTGGGCTTTGTTGAAAACTATGCTACGTTTTCCCGAGGAGTTGCGGTCCTTGGACCGGTATCCCTTAAGGGGGTGGTAACAGGCCATTGTTACTACTTCCTTTTTTTTTGCTTACAGGCGAATTCCGCCGCGCATTGGTTTTGGGCTAACGTTTTTCTTGTGTGTTCGCGACGCGGTACGACGGAACAGTTTGTTCGATTTATGTCGAGACATTTTCGAGCGACGTTTCATTTTTTTAGTTTCCCCGGTTTTAACTTCATACACTCTACTGTGAAAAAATCAAGTTTTCTAGGACGTTTCGCCGTTTCACGGTCCCTTCGGGCTCCTAGATAACCCGATTTGTTTCCCAGTCTACGGTGTTCAGTAAAAACTGGAGGAACTATGAAAAATGTAAAACTAACGCCCGAGCAAATCTCGATCATACTCGGGCTTCTGATTAACCGCGTTACGTACCTCAAGGGTAAGAACCCACA